ACGCTCGCGCTCGCCATCGCGTCCCCCGAGGCCATAGCCCAGGGGATCGTTGACCGCGCTATGCGTGGGGAGACCGCCGCCGAGCAGGAGGTGATCCGCGTCGCCATGATCGCCCGCACGCTCACGGATTGCCTGGCCGCCCTCGAGCTCGAGCTTGGCCTGGTGCTCGAGCTGTTCGAGTCGCTGCTGCTCGGGCACATCGAGGTCGGAGGTCGTGACGTCCACGACTGGTCGGACTGGGAGCACGCGTTTGGCACGGGCCCGCGCGCGCGGTGGACAGCCCTCGGCCAGGCGATCCGGCTGACATACGGCCCGCTCTGGACGCGCTCGCCCTACGAGACACGATCGCAGGTGTCCGACCACGGCGTTGCCACCCCACCCGGGGTCTCTCGCGTGAGCCTGTGGTGCGACCAGCTCGCAGCCCAGGGCAGGGCCACGAGCGCGCGGGAGATCCTCACGACGTGGACGCCGGTCGAACTGATCGACGCGGTCGAGTCTCTGGCCTACTCGGCCGAGCGCGAACGGCGAGCGCAGGCCGCCGCGAGGGCTCCGACATGAGGGGGCAGCCATGGTGATCCGCAAGTTCGTGATCGCCATCATCACGAAATACAAGGACGCGGGGGTCAAGAAGGCCAACCGCGACCTGGCCAACCTGGCCAAGCAGGCGAAGAAAGCAGCCCTCGGCGTCAAGGCGCTGGACAAGGCTCAGGATCAGGCCTACCGCTCGGCGACCAAGACAGCGGCCGGAGCTCGCAAGGCTGGCGCGGCTGCCAAGAAAGCAGGCCGCGGGGCGAGGGTCGCGGCGATCGACTTCAAGGCGCTCGGCGAGTCGATGAAGTCGCTAGCCCCGATCGCCGGGGCCGCCTTCAAGGGGTTCGCCACCTTGGCCGCGGGGGTCGCGGCGATCGGCGCTGGCGTCCTGATCACCGGCACCAAGTTCGAGGGCATGCGGGCGCAACTCGGCAACCTGCTCGGTGGCGAGGAGCAGGCGGCCGACGCGTTCAAACAGATCCAAGACTTCGCGAAGAACACGCCGTTCCAGGTCGACGCGATCACCACCGCATTCATCAAGCTGACCAACCAGGGGATCGACCCCACCGAGCAAAGGCTCACGGCATTCGGCGACATCGCTGCCGCCAACGGCAAGGAACTGGACGAATTCACGGAGGCTGTGCTCGACGCCGCGGTTGGCGAGAACGAGCGGCTGAAGGAATTCGGGATCAAGGCCAAGGCCATGGGCGACAACGTGGCCTTCACGTTCCGCGGTCAGACCATCGAGGTCGAGAAGAACGCCGACGCGATCACCAAAGCGCTCGTGGGCTTCGGTCAGATGGAGGGGATCGCCGGGGCCATGGCCGTCCAGATGGAGACGGCCGGCGGAAAGATCTCCAACCTCAAGGACAGCTTTTTCAACTTCTTGGACACCGTGGCGCAGCTCGGCGTGCTCGATGAGTTCAAAGGCTTGCTCGAGGGCATCGGTGCCGTGGGCGGCGACGGCGACGGCCTCGCCGGCACGCTGGCCAACTCGCTGATCAAGGTGCTCAAAGCCCTGCGCGAGATCATCCAGGGAATAACCAAGGAGGATGTGGAGGGGTTCTTTCAGGCGATCGATGATGTGGCCACGACGCTCGCAGACGCGATCATCGCAGCCGGCGAGGCTCTTCGATGGTTCACGGATCAAGTTGGGTCGAGCGATGAAGCGCTCAAGCTCATGGGCCTCGCAGCCCTCGCCGTAGTGGCCGCGTTCACCGGCCCCGCTGGGATCGTGATCGCCGCTGGCCTTGTCGGCGTAGCGATCGGGAGGATGCTCGGCGACTGGGCATTTGGGATGGATGAAGTCGACGCCCGCATGGAGCGGGCGAGCGATCGGATTGACGCACTCCGCGCACGGATCAAGGCGTCCAACGACGCGATCGACGCCACGCTCAAGGCCGGCAAGAAGCGGCAGGCCGCGATCGACGCGACAAATGAGGCCACCGTCCAGAAGAGTCGCGCGAGGATCAAGAAGGAGATCGGGGGTCTCGGCGCGGGCCTTGCTGTCGAAGGTGAACTCACTGACGAGCAGGCCCTACTCAAGGGATTCCAGGGACCCGATGGGCGCTCGGCGCGGCAGTCGTTGCTCACCGTCGAGGGCCGGCGAGTCCAGGCAGCGGTCGATGCGGCCGCGGCATCCAAGGTATCCAAAGCCGCGGAGACAGCCCGGCGGTTGGCTAGGAGGTCCGGCGCCAGCAAGGCCGAGGCGGCCGCATCAGCGGATGCTGCACGCTCCGCCGCATCTGCAACGACCGCGGCAGGCCGCGAGAAAGCGTTCAAGGCTGCGACCAAGAAATTTGGGGAGACGGGCGACGTGAACGCCGCCGTTGCAGCCGCGACCAAAGCGACCGCGGGCAAGAAGGGCAAGAAGGGCAAGGCGGACGCGTTCGACTTCCGCAAGAAGGCCGACGCCGCCGCGAAGACGCAGGCCGTCAAGTTCGCCGAGAGCGAGATCGAGCGGCTGGTAGCGTCGGGGGTAGACAGCACGGATGCGATCCGCCAGGCGGCCGCGTCGGGCCGCGCGAAACAGGCCGACCTGCTAGCGAAGTTCCTCGAGGCCGGCAAGATCTTCGACGCCGGATCATCAAAGAACATCCTCGACGTGCTCGGCCTCAAGGGCCCCGGCGCGGTCATGGCGAAGCGCCCAGCCCCGACCACGCTGATCATCAATCTGAACGTGGTCGTGAAGATGATCGAGAAGCTCGAGGTGAAGATCATCGCCGCGGCCGGCTCGACCCTCGGCCAGAACGCAGCAGCAGCCGGGGCCGAGATCGCCACGGCCCTGGAGTCAGCGCTCGGCGCCGTCCAGCAGGCCGTGGTATCAATCCTGGAGGTGAACGCCGAGGCATTGGTCAACCAGCAGGGCGGCGGCCGCCAGCTCCCGGGGGTGTCCGGTGGCTAGCCTGATCAGCGGCAAGCTGCTGGAGGCGCTCAAGCTGGTCGGCGACGTCGCCCGCGAGGCGCTACGAACCGTGGTCCCCGGCGTGGTCACGAGCAAACGACGCGAGTCCTCGCGCGAGCGTGACGTCGAGTTCGCCCCCGGGCCTGGACGACGCGAGGGTGGCGAGCAGGTCGGAGACGGCCCCGTTGACAACGCCCCCGTGCTCTATCCAGGCGGCGGAGGGTTCGCCCTGCTCTGGCCCCTCGACGTCGGCGACGAGGTGCTTGGGCTGTGCGCGGACCGAGGCGCGCAGGCATGGCGCAAGAACCGCGAGCCCGGCGGGTCACTGATCTTCGACGGTCGGCATCACAACCTCAGCGACGCGATGCTCCTGCCCGTGTCGATCACCGCGCCGGAGATGGCGCCCGAGGACTGGGGTGATGACTTCTACCTCGTCGGGCCCGCGGGCGTCGCCGTGACGGTGGCTGGCTTCGACGGCGAGGTCACGATCACCGCGAAGGACGTGACCCTCACCCTGTCTGCCGCGGGTACCTTGACGGTCACGAGCACGGGAACGATCACGCTAGACGCGCCGGCCGTTGACGTCGGTGGTGCTGGCGCTGTCGCGCTGACCAAGATCAACGAGTTGCTCACCCAACTCACCCAGGCCTCGACGGCGGCGTCAAACGCGGCCGCGCTGATGGGCGTCTGATGCCGCTGCTACCCCTCGGCTCCCTCGGCAGCCCCGGCCGGATCGGTGACGTGCAGATCGACGTGATCACTTCGATCTCCTCGCCGGTCCGCTACGACAGGACGACCACGCGGCTGGCCAACGGTGCCCCGATCACCCGGCACCGCCAGCGACTCGCTCAGCCGATCGTGATGGAAGTCCTGATCACCGATGCGAACCCGTACGCGCTCGCGCTGCCTGGCATCCTGTGGGAATTCAACCACTCGACCAAGACCCGTGACCGCCTGCTCGAGCTCGAGGCAAGCGGCGAGGAGCTCGACGTGTTCGACGGCCGCGAGTTCCGTCGCACCCCAGCAGGCCGCACGGTGTGGGTGATCGACGAGATCGACGACTCCCTCGAGCCCGGCAAGGATGGAACCTGGGCAGCCACGATCACCCTCGGTGAGTCAGAGCGCGCGGAGCTGTTGTTCACCTCGGCCCTGCCCAACGTCGACCCATCCCTCGCTGACGCGGTCGGGGGCGTGAGCGAGGGCGGCAGGCAGAGCGGCACCACTGCGGACGCCGGCACCACCGCGGCCGTGGTTGGGGGGCTGTCGTGATCATCCTGAATCTCGATGTGGACGGCAAGACCGGCCGATCCACAGAGCAGAAATTTGACGGCGTGAACTACCAGATCGAAGTGTTCTGGTCGGACACCGAGCGGATCTGGGTTGCGTCGCTGTTCGATGCCGACCGCGAGCCGCTACCTATCCAAGGACGCGCGCTCCGGCACGGTGCCGATCTGCTGCGGTCGCTCAGCGATCCGCGCCTGCCCGACGGCGCGCTCGTGTGTTGGGATACGAGCAATCGCCAGCAGGACCCAGGCCGCAACGACCTCGACTCGGACGGAGCTGTCCGCCTCATGTACGTCACAGCCGCAGAGAAGCTCGAGGCGGGGGTGGTCTCGTGACCCAGCCGCAACTTTTCGCGCGGTGCCGAATCACCAACGGGACCGGCACGTTTGACAGCGGCAACCCGATCACCGCCGAGCGGATCAGGATCCAAGCCTCGGGTACGTGGACCCTCGAGCCCACCCCGAACACGATCGAGATTCGGCTTTTCAACCTGTCGCCCGAGTTTGAGGATCTGATCTCCGGCACGGTGCGCAAGCGGATCGACTGGACGCCCGCCGAGCGGGCGCAACTCCTTGCCGCCGGGGCCAGCGCTGCCCCGATCGAGGTCACGACCGACAACGCCGGGCTGGCCTCGGTCGAGCTCGACTGGGGCTACCACGTGCCCGGTGCCGCGGCGATCATCCCGCCCCTGTCGCTGGGCTTCGTCGGCAGCTCGAACAGCATCACCACCAAGCCCGACGGCCTCGACATGGTCACGACGATCCGCGCTGAGGACGGCGGCCACACCCTGGGCGCGGCGTCGGTCGTCCAGGTGAGCGGCGGAGGGCTCGTGAAGTTTCGGTCCAAGTCCTACAGCTCCGGCACCAACGTGGTCGACATCGTCGTGGACCTGATCAACGCGATGGGGCTGACGGTGGACCGGGCTCGGTTGGAGAACACGCTGGCGACGTCGACGATCGCGGGCGGTGGGACGGCTGGGGACTTGCTGATCACCAATAGCTACACGTGCAGCGGGCCCGCGGTCGACCACTTGCGCGCGTTCTTGTCCGCGGTTGACCTGCGATGGTCGATCCAGAGCGGAGAGTTTCTCTTGCTCGACTCGAGCAGCGTGATCCAAGGCTTTCCGGTGCTCATGCTGTCCGACGCCGACGGGACACTCCAGGGGCCTGTGGAGCGCTTGCAGGCCCAAGAGATGGCCGCGGTCACGTGGGCGAACCCGCTCGCGCGACCGGGCCGGCAAGTCGAGATCCAAGGTGTGAACGTGGGGACACAGTACCGGATCGATCAAGCTGACCTCGACCTTGACACCTACGAGGGCGGGTCAACGCGGCTCAAGCTCGACGCCCTCCAGACCATCCCGGGGGTGTTCTGATGGCCGGCGCAGTGTGGGACATCGACACGGACGCGGACCCGCCCGCGCTCGTGCACCCCCTGGTCTACGTGACCGGGTCCGCCGCCGTGCGGGTGCTCGTGTGGACCAAGCTGGCCACCCCGCTCGGGGCCAACTCCCTCGACACCAAGGACGGGCTCGACCACCGCCGGCTCATGCAGCCGGACACGAGCGACGCCGAGCGGACGGCCATGGTGCGCGAGGCTGTGCTCGACGTGGACGGCGTGGCCGAGATCACCGGCGAGCCCGAGGTGTCCGTCGACTTCGACGCCGAGCCAGGCCCACGACTCTCGATCAAGGTCGAGGCACGGACGATCTACGATGACCCGATCGCGGTGACGCTATGAGCACAGATTTCGGATATGACGAGACCCTCGGGTTTGTGCCCGCGACCTTCGACGGCCTGTTTGCCTCGTGGCAGACCGCCTACACAGCGGCCACCGAGGAGAACGTCAACGTTGAGAACGGCACAGCTGCCGACCAGGGGCGGACCTTCGCCGTCATCTTGAAAGCTGCCTACGATGACCAGCTCGGCGTGTACAACGCGGGCTGGGTGGACGGCGCCCCTGGCACCGGTGGCGTCGCTGGCGGGAGCTCCCTCGAGCTGCTGCTCACGCCGAAGATCGGCCCCAAGCTCCTGGCCACGGCCTCGACCATCACGATCAACATGGGCGCAGCTCCGGGCCCGGCCGTCAATGTGCCAGCCGGCTCGAAGATCGTGATCTCCGGGGAGACGCTGACCTGGTCGCTCGACGCGCCAGTGGTGATCCCCGGCGGCGGCTTCATTGACGGCGAGTTCACCTACTCGGAGACCGGCCCCAAGACCGCGATCGTCACGTCGTCGTGGGCGATCACCACCCCCGTGGCTGGCTGGGTCACCAACACGAACGCGGCGGCAGCTGTGGTCGGGCGCGACATCGAGACCGACGCCGAGTACCGCGCACGGTTCCGCTCGAGCACCTCTGACAACGTGGTCGCGGCCGTATTGAAAGTCTCAGGCGTCACCGCGGCCACCATGATCGAGTGGCCGTTTGATTCGGCTGACGCGTTCTGGGGGCTGAAGAGGTGGATCGAGATCATCGTGGTCGGCGGGGATGACGTCGAGATCGCCACCGCGATCCAAGGTGCCCGAGCCAAGTCGGTGACCACGGTAGGTAACGTCTCCGTCGCGCTCACGGATGCGAGCTACGTTGGCGGCTCGGTCACCAACAAGTTCTCGCGGCCCGTTCCCGTGCCGGTCCACGTCGAGGTCACGATCACCAAGGGCGAGGGCTACCCCGCCAGCACGGCAACCGACGACGTCACTGCGCGTGAGACCCTGATCCGCGACGCCATCGTGGCCGCGGGCGCGCTGTACGTCGCTGGCCAGGACGTCGTGAGCTTCCAACTCCAGACCGTGGTGGGCTCCGCGGGCATCCCAGGCATCGCAGACGCGGTCGTGCTCGTGGGCTTCCTCGACCCGCCGACCACGAACGGCACCCTGATCATCCCAGACCGCGAGCAGGCCACGTTCGCGGTCGGCGACGTGGACGTGATCGGAGCCTGACCCATGCCCTACCCTGACCCCGTATACGGCGAGTTCACGATCGACACCAAAGATCTGTGGGACCGCACGTTCCGCCCGCCCCTGGTCATGGACCCCGAGGGGCTCGTGTGGCGCGAGGTGGTCACGGGCTTGTTCGACGACCTGCTTGAGTCCCAGTTCATGCTTCGCTGGCGCACACGGGGGATCGCTGGCTGTGAGGGGATCTTCCTCACAGCCAAGGGCGCCGAGCTCTCCTGGCCTCGCCCTGATGGCTGGTCGGATGCCCGATACAAGCCACCGGTGTTGGCGATCGACGGTGGCGCGTTCGGCCGCCGCGAGCCCCAGGCAACGATCAACCTCGCCGAGGCGCTGGTCGACGGGGCGCAGACCGTCGAGGTCTCGCACACGGACCCGCTGATCTACTGCGTGATCTACTACTCAACGACAGCCGATGAAGCAGAGCTGTACCTCAACGCCCTGGAGTTCGCGCGCCCGCGGGGGACCACGCTGTGTGTGATCTACAGCCCGGTACCCAAGGCTGGCGTGTTCGTGCTGGACACCTCGTTGCTTGACGGGCCGCACGTCCTCGCCTCGCTGGCCTAGACGACCAGCTTCGCGCCGCTGGTGATCACGATCCGCACCGCGGCCGCTGGCCCTGCGTGGGTCACCGAGACCAGCCCGCAAAAGAAGCGCTGGCCCGGTGTGATGTCGCGGTCTCGTAGCCCGGTGCCTAGGGGCCGCTCAGGCGCCCCACCGTCTGTCAGCCTGGTGGTCGTTGCCGTCTCGGTCTGTCCGCCGGGGTTCGGGTCTCGCATGACCAAGCGCGCGTCGATGGTCGTGAGGGCGTCCGTCACCGGCTCGCTGGTCGCCGTGGCTCCGTCGTACCCGGTGATCTTCCACAGCACGGGCGACGCGGTGCAGACGAGCTCGAGGCCTGCGGTCGGGGCTGCCTGGCTCCCGTCGGCTGCCCACGTGTCCCCGGCGAACGGGAGGGCTTCGGTACGCACGAGGATCGGGGCGGGCATTGGCGGGAGTCTACCACGCACCCAGGCGGCGTCAGCGCTTGCGCGGTGTGCTACGGTCCGAGCCAGTAGCCACGCGGTGGGTCTCCATCGCTGGGAGCGCCTGGGTGTCCCATGACTCGGGCGCTCCCTTTTTCGCGCGCGCGTGGTAGACACGGGGCATGGGAACTCAAGACGACGACCTCGAGGGTCTGCCAGCCAAGATCGTGGCGCGGGTGAAGGCTGCTAAGGCCGCGGTGATCGAGTGGAACCGAGCTCACCCGCCTGGCACGTTCTACACGCTGGACGGCAAGCGCGGGCGCTCCGCTGGCGCCACCGCGCTGGCCTTCGGCGTCGCCTGGGGCGTTGTCTTCGTCGACGGCAAGCGCCACATCATCGACCTGCTGCCACGGACCTAGGAGAACATCATGGGCTTCATCGTCACCGCACCCACCGCAGTACCCGTTGACCCTGACGGCTCCCAAGACCAGGAGAACTGGGGGGATTCGGGCGCTGTGCCGTACGCCCCGCCAGCCCAACAGGGGTCAGGCATGGGGGCCGAGGTCCTCACATCAAATAACATCAACTATCGAAGTTGGATGAGCGGCCGCTGGTCACGCGCCACGAACGACCGCATGGTGCGCAGCAGCGAGGGTTTCTTGTCCTCGTGCATCCTGAGTGCGGGAACGTTCAATGTCGGCGGCGCCACCCTCGACGTTACTCTCAGCGCGACGCGTCTGGTCATCGACG